TAGGTGATTCTACCTTCATTAAAATCTGATCATCAAATAGTAGAATGAATCGTTGTCCTTGATAGAAAAGTTTCTGTCCTGTATGTTTACCATAGCAGACAAAATCACCTTCTTTACACCATGCTCCCTTTGGAAACTTAGCTTGATCTAAGTATGCCAAGTCTCCAACAACTACCACCTGTCCTACGGTTGTAAGATAGGCAATATCATCTTTAATGGAATCTGGAATAAATATACCACTCTTTGTTTTTTCCTTTACTGAAAAAGGACGTACTAGAATATGGAACCCTGGAATTTGAGGGACTTCATCCAAAGCTACTGCTTCATCTATGACATCAATCCATTCGTCATTCTTAATAGCATTACTTAATGCTGGCTGTCTCATTTAAAAATCCTCTTCATCTGAGTGTTGTCTACGTTTAATGATCTCAGTTAATTGTTGTCGTGACCATTCTATACCACTGATAGAACCTACAAGTTGTCTATAGTGTGCATAGTCTTCCATACTTCCAGATGCTAGAGAATTTTTTAATCCTTCTATTTCTTTATTGTAAGATTGGATAACATCATCCCATATATCCATATTAGATAACTATTGCAATAATAGCAACAATAATTGCTATAGCTGCAATCCGTATCCCCTTACATGATAGTCCACATTGACAGGATATTTTTTTAATTTTATTATTTATCCAGTCTTTACACGTATGATATTTTACAAGCATTGATCTCTCCTAAGACAAACTTGGACCTTTAGTTTCACGAGTGCTGCGTTTGGGGTTAGGAACTTTATAGGTATCGGGAGGAAATTCTTCCGTAATACCCTTTTTACCTCTTACAGTCCAGCTAGAATAATCAACATCATCCCAATCACCTACCGATTGATTGGAATCATTATTACCAATACTTCCTTGATTCATATACTTCATAACTTATTCCTCTCCTTCTAGTCTTTCATCTCTATGGGTTTGAATATTAGATAGCTCCATATCACGCATAGTACGGTCTTCTTCTTTAGCCATGTCAGCTTTGATATCAGCTAACTTTAGATCACGTTTAGTATCATCAATCATTTCTTGTTCATTCATCTTAGCCATCAGTTCTACTGCTTGCATACTCTCTTTAGCAGTACGATCTTTTTCTTTTTCTTCCGCTTTCATAATAGCTGAAGCTCCATCTTTATAAGCCTGAACTTTAAGTTGGTCTTCCTTGAGATTTAGTTCTCTATTCTTTAGAGCCATCTCTGCACTATCTTTCATATTATCAGCCGTAAGTTTTTCTTTCTCTAATATAAGCTGACCCTGTTGAAGTTGGATAGTTTGTTGTTCAATAGACTGACCCATTCCCTGTGCAGCCATTTGATTAGCTTGCATAACTTGTTGAGCAGCCTGGGCCATAGCCTGTTCAATAACAGCAGGGTCTTGTGCTCCTTGTGCTAACTGTTGAGTCACACCACTCATCTGTTCTTGATACTTCATTACAGAGTGTTCTTGTATATTGGCCTGTATGACAGGAGCAATACGTTCCATAATAGGATTAGCTCCATTCATCGGGTCTTGTAGATAGGCCATCTTTACTTGTATATGAGCATCATGGTCTTGGCCTGGAAATGCAGCAATAGGCAATCCTTTAGTTGCAGCCATAATATCTGATACAGGATCAAGTTTCTGTGCTTCTTGTTTAGGTGGAAGTATTTCTTCAATGTTAGGCATATTAGCTGAATTAAGAATAGTTCTATTAAGTGCTTCTAAGTTGAACATACCAGGAGGCGAGTTCTGGGCAAGTTGTAATGCCATCTGAGCCATCATCATCCTATGTGCATTTGAAGGAATGTTTGGATCACTGACAGGCAAGACATCTACACGACCATCAAAGTCTCTCCTAAAAATATGCTGATTAGCATTAGGAATCTCATAGGGATATTTAGAAGGGAGGTACTCATAATCAATAGCAGCTAACAATCTAAACTCATCTTTCTGAGATTTGTGAAGTCTCTTGTGGACTGCACTAAAGAACTTGCTTGAGGCTTCTAGTAGAGCCATTGTCGTTCCAACAGGACCGTAAGAAGAATTATCCGAAATGATCTGTTCTGAACTATCGGCAAACTTCTGTCCTGCTGCTGATACAAACTGAAGCATCTGGTAGAGAGTAGAGGAAGGCTCCTTGTATGGCAAGGGAACAATAGCCTTTGAGAGATCAATACCAGTTGACTCCACTTCCTTAAATTCACCAGGAGCAATGGGATCATTGTCACCAACCACCCGTACACCCTTTGCTTTAAAACCTCCTGGTAAGTTCGCAAATTGACCTGCATCTACTAAAGCTCTCATAGCTGCCGTAGCAGTCATAGTAAGATTACCTAAGAAATGCATTAGGCCAAATCCATAGAAACCAAACCCTGGTACGAATCTATAATGTGTGAAGTGTAATTTCTTCTCTCTGTTGGGATCGTCTTGGTTGTAGTTTCTACGAATACTTAAAACTTGTTTAGACCTTTCTTCTATGGTTACAATATACGGAAGTGCTACACCATCAGGGTCATTATATGGTGAAGGTAGATCAAGATAACAATGTTGTTCTAAAAGAGTATATTGTGGATCATTATCACTAGAAGGAGAGAATCCTAGAATAGTATTCATCTTCTCTCCCATAGCACTCTGCTCTGGTTGACCTGCTTGTGGTAAATCTATCTCAGCATAGATACCAGCAGAGATGTCCCTTTTAAGATCATTAGGACTACGGTAGATGACATGAGTATACCTATCAGCCCTACGAAGATCACTAGCATAGTAAGACACGTAAAACTGATCAATAGGCACAAACTCTGATACAGGACGTTTAAGATTTGCATCATAGTATATCTTTTTAAAAGCTGATCCTATGAGGGGCAGATGGAATAACATCCGTTCAAACTCATCGAAGTATTCAGACATCTGCTCTGTTAATTGATAATTCATAAAGTCCTTGACACGATTAGCTTGCATCTCTTTATCAGGAGTTTGCTTACCTATGATCTGTGTCTTAACAGGTCCACTAGCAGGGAATAATTCCTGGGACGCCTTGGACTGGAATTTTACAGCGGATTCAATTAATAGGGGATGCACGGCTGTACACGCACCTTCAAATGGTTCTGTTGCATCTTGAAGTTTTAAACCAAGTAGATCAAAGCCACGTTCAAACATATCTTCCCATTCACCACGGGAGTCTTTGTCACTTTGATAATTATTATAAACTTGATCAGATATATCATCTAGTTCATCTTCATCTATCTCTTTAGATAGATCGTCATACCATTCTCCTAGACCGACAGCATCTTCTTCTGTTACTTCCTCTTCCATACCAAAGTCTACAGTTACTCCTCCATCATCATCTACTTCAATAGATGCAGAAGACTCTTCCTCTATTCCTATATCCATAGGAATAACATTAGACTTTAACATATCATAAGGATTTTTTTCAACAGCCATTAATATATTCCTCTCGCTTCAGGGTAAGGGTTACGTGCTACCATACCACCCCTATTAAATACTTTTGTTTTTCCTTGGGTATCTTTAAATGTAAAATTCTTCTTATATTCAGATAAAGTAGGTTTACGTGCTCCTTTTGCAAATACAAGAGGACCAACTTGTATTACTTCATCGGCTGCTTGTAGGGCTTGTCCTGTAGCTTTATCATAAAAATTACTTCCTCTATACGGGTTCATTCCTACCTGTATCCATTCTTCACCTGCTTCATCAAAAAACTTTCCATCCTTCTGTCGTTTAAATAAATTTTCCGCAAAAGAGATAGTATCACTATCAGGAGTTTCTGTCCAGTCTCCTTCCATTCTTGCAATAGTAGATTTATCTGTCTTACTCATATTAGATGGGTCGGCTCTCATTTGTTTAATTTCGTCTGGATTAGGTTTTCTTTTATTTGTAAGAAAAAATTCTTCTTTAGCTTGTTTCATTTTTTTAGAATCTGGCTTTAATTTTTCTTGTGCAATATCTATTGCTGTTCTAGGTTGACTTCCAAATTCTACATTTTTAAGTCTTGCAGTCTTTCCATAACCAATAGCTTTACCTTTCATACCCTCATGTATACTTACAATCCATGTATCATGGCGATTATATGCTGGTATATCCAATCTTGTTGCTACTCGTTGTCCCTTTAAACTTTTATTTAATCCTACAATACCAGACTTAACTTGACTTTTATTTAAGGCTCCAATCATATCTGAAAAGCTAGGAATTTTTTGAACACTATCTATCATTTCCATTGGTAACTTTTCTTTAATAATATTTCTTAATTTCTTTCCTGTAAGTTCGCCCTTATCAAATTGTTCTACAGCTTCTCTAACATCAACGTCTTGTGCTTGTCTTTGATCAAATTTATTTTCAGGAGAAGACTTCCATACTTTTTGGAACTCCTCTATTTTATCATCAGACTGTAATAAATTTTTAAGTCCCTTATTATCTACAGGCATAGCTTTAGGTGCTGCTTTGGGTGCAGCCTTCATAGCCATCTTTAATATTGTAGATAAAC